ATCGTCTGGTGTGAGACGAACGACGAAAGTTCTGCCATCGCCCGGGCGATCCCTGATGCCGTCGAGGTTCACGGGAGTATGTCTTTGGAAGCCAAAGAGGCCGCGTTGGATGCCTTTACCTTTGGCAAGGCACGGGTGATCGTGACGAAGCCCAAGCTGGCCGGTTTTGGGCTCAACTGGCAGCACGCCCGAACGGTCGTGTTCGCCTCCGTCTCGCACTCTTACGAGCAGCACTATCAAGCCGTGCGTCGGGCGTGGCGCTACGGGCAGGAAGGCGAAGTCACGGCGCATGTCGTGATCTCCGATACCGAGGCCGTCATCTGGGCGAACGTCAAGCGCAAAGCCGCCGACCACGACAAGATGAAACGCGCCATGTCGCGCGCGATGGTAGCCGCGCAGAGCGATGGCGCTGTGCTGCGCCGCGCTTACAGCCGCGCGCCGACCGTCACCCTTCCGAAATTCATGCAGGAGACGACAGATGCAGCCTGATTACGAAGGTCTGGAATGGGCCATCTACAACGCCGATTGCGTCGAGCTTCTGGCCGGCCTGCCTGACGACAGTGTAGACGTGGCGTGCTACTCATCGCCGTTTTCGTCGCTCTACATCTACAGCGACAGCGAGCGCGACATGGGCAATGCCGCATCGCACGACGAGTTCTTGGAGCACCACGCATGGATGGCGCAGGAACTGTATCGGGTGATGAAGCCCGGGACCGTGATATGCGATCACGTCAAAGACACGGTATTCTACCAGAACAGCAGCGAGACGGGCGAAGGCGGCATCTGGCCGTTCTCCGACGAAGCGTGCCGCGTCTATCGCGAAGCCGGTTTCGTCATGCGGGCGCGCGTCACGGTATGGCGTGACCCTGTGCGCGAAATGCAAAAGACCAAGCACGAACGCCTGCTTTACAAGAACATCCGCGAGAACAGCCGCGTGAGCGCAATGGGGATGCCCGAATACATCCTTGTCATGCGTAAGGAGTCGAAGGGTATCAAGGTGGGAGAACCGGTGCGCCGCTCGGCCGAGGATTTCCCGCTTGACCAGTGGCAGGAATGGGCCTCGCCCGTCTGGATGGACACCCAGCAGACGAAGGTGCTCAACGCGCGGTTCAAGGCGGATCGGGACGAAAAGCATATCTGCCCGATGCCGCTTGACCTGATCGAGCGGTGCCTGACTCTCTACAGCAATCCCAGCGATCTCGTGCTCGACCCGTTCAGCGGCATCGGTTCCACCGGCTATCAGGCAATCAAGATGGGCCGGAAATATCTCGGGGTGGAGCTGAAGCCCGAATACGCCCGCCAAGCCGCGCGCTTTCTGGGAGAAGCTGAAGCGTCCAAGGGCACGCTGTTCGCGGCGCAATGAGCGAGTGATGCCTGAGCGGTTCGTCATCAAGCTGCCGTGGCCGCAGCGGGTGTTGTCGCCGAACGGGCGCGGCCACCACATGGCCCGCGCTCGGGCCGCGAAGTCATATCGCTCGGCGGCGCACTGGGAGTGCAAGACCGCTGGCGTGCCGGTGATGGAATGGGCGCGATTGAAGGTGACGTTTTATCCGCGCCCGCGCGGCCCGCTGCCCGACAGGGACAATGCGATTGCGTCATTCAAGGCGGGCCAAGACGGCATCGCGGACTGCCTCGGCATAGACGACCGGCACCTAGAAGTGACGCACAAAATCTCACCAGAGCGGCACGAGTGCGTTGTCGTGGAGATTGAGGGGGAGCGGGCGTGAATTTTCGCGAGGAACGCATCGGCGGGCAGAGGCTGATTATGGGCGCGGAGGTGATGTAATGGGCATTCAAGAATACCGGCAATTCATTGCGTCGCGCGCCATCGACCAGCGCAAGAACGGGCTGACCCCCGCGCCCATCGAGGTCGCCGCAAAGCATCACCAGCGCGTTGCGGTGGAATACGCGCTAGAAGCGGGCAAGTCTGCCCTTTTCCTTGATACGGGTCTCGGCAAGTCGCTCTGCGAATTGGAGTGGGCGAGGCAGGTCGCGGATTACACAGGAAAGCCGGTGCTGATCCTGACCCCGCTCGCGGTGGCCGGGCAGATGATCCGCGAGGGTCAGAAATTCGGTATCGACGCGCGGCAGGTGCGCGAGCAGTCGGAAGTCGGCGCTGGCATCATGGTCACAAATTACGAGCGGCTGCCGAAACTGGACCCCGCCTCATTTGGCGGCGTAGTGCTGGACGAAAGCAGCATCCTTAAGTCTTTCGCCGGGCGCACGCGGAACCTATTGATGGAGACACTCGGCGGCACGCCGTTTCGCCTCGCCGCGACTGCCACGCCGTCTCCGAACGATCACATGGAGTTGGGCAATCATGCCGAGTTCCTCGGCATCATGCGGCAGCAGGAAATGCTGTCCAAGTGGTTCATCAACGATACGTCCACTGCCTCACAAGAATGGCGGCTCAAGGGCCACGCGGTCGAAGATTTCTGGTCATGGGTGGCGTCATGGTCTCGCTGTGCAACGCTCCCGAGCGACCTAGGCGGGGATGATACTGGCTACGTCCTGCCTGAAATTGACCGGCAGCTGCACACGGTCGAGGCCGATCGGCGGGAGGCAGCACAAGATACCCTGTTCCGTATTCCCGAGCTATCGGCAACGTCCTTCCACCAGGAAAAGCGCCTGACGCTGGAAAGCCGGTGTGCGCGCGCCGCGGCGCTGGCGAATACGGATCGCCCGGTGACGGTCTGGTGTGAGACAAATGACGAAAGCGCCGCGCTGGCTTGCATGATCGAGGGGGCTGTTGAGGTTCGCGGCGACATGACGCCCGAGGAAAAGGAGCGGCGGCTTCTCGGGTTTGCGGATGGAGAGTATCGCGCCATCGTCACCAAGCCGAAGCTCGCTGGGTTCGGCGTCAACTGGCAGCACTGCGCGCACGCGGTTTTTGCCAGCATCTCGTTTTCATATGAGCAGCACTATCAGGCGGTGCGCCGGTCACATCGTTTTGGCCAGAAAGATCGCGTTCGCAACGACATCGTAATTGCGGACACAGAAGCCGCGATTTGGCGCGCGATCCACGGCAAGTCCGAGAAGCACGATGAAATGAAACGTCGGATGAGCGAGGCCATGCGCCGGGCTCAGAGCGAGGTGGAGACGCGCGTCAAGTATGACAGGCCGCTCGATCTGGCATTTCCCGAATGGATCAAGGAGGCATCATGAAGCAGCCGGAGTATCAGGGCGACGGGTGGATTATCCACAATTCCGATTGCGTGGAAGGCATGTGGGCCATGCCAGAAAACAGCGTGGACTGTGCGATTTTCTCGCCACCTTTTGGGGATCTGTTCGTCTACTCGGACAGCGAGCGGGATCTTGGCAACGCTGGCGAGGGCAGTGCCTTTGTCGAGCAGTATCGGTTTTTCGCGGAGGCGTTAACGCGAGTTCTGCGGCCCGGTCGCATCGCATGTGTTCATTGCACCGACCTGCCTATGCGCAAGGGCAAGCATGGCGCGGTCGGCTTGCAGGATTTTTCGGGCGACCTGATCCGCGCGCACTCTGAAGCAGGGCTAATCTACCACGGTCGGGCGACAATCTGGAAAGACCCGGTGGTAGAAATGCAGCGCACCAAGGCCATCGGGCTTCTCTACAAGCAGATAAGGAAGGACAGCGCGTTTAACCGAGTTGGGATGCCAGATTACATGCTCTTTTTCCGAAAGGACGGAGAGAATGATCGGCGCGTGTCGCATGGTGCGCCAGGCACGGACGAAGCGCGCAAGGTGGCGCGTGAGTGGTTCGAAGACCTGCGGCGACAGGGGCTGTGCGCGGACGTTGCAGACGACCAGTTGATTGCCGAGCTTACCGAGGAAGCCGAGTTCGATGTTTACCACTGGCAGCGCCTCGCGTCTCCCGTCTGGATGGACATTCAGCAAGGAAATGTTCTGCGTCCTGTGAAGGCAGAGAACGATGAGAAGCATGTTTGCCCTCTGCAACTGGACGTGATCCGCAAATGCCTGCGTCTGTATACGCGACCCGGCGATGTGGTGATGGACCCGTTCAACGGCATCGGCTCGACCGGCTATGAGGCCGTGAAGGCGCGGCGGAAGTATGTAGGGTTTGAGTTGAAACCTGAATACGCGGCACAGGCTGACAGAAATCTGCGGGAAGCGCAGGGCACGTCTCTAGACCTATTCGCGGCCGAGTAAGCCATGCGGCCGCCTGACCTGTTCGTCCAGCCCGCAGAAACACGGCAGCAGGAGGGCTTCGATTTATGACCCG